TCTAATCCCGTCGATCGTTTGGAATAACTACGCCTGGAATTGGCCGGCTGGTTATAGCTTCATTCAATTCGCCAAGACCAACGCGAATATTAACTTTAGCCGGGTCCTTCCATATGGTAAGGCTGAAGGAGTGGACACAAAGACAAACAGCTACGCGACTACCCCGGCTGTACGCGAGGCCGCGATGATTCTGGCAGTGGACATATTCCAAGCTCGTCAGGTATCACAAACCGGTGGCGTATCGATCGATGGATTCAGTCCTTCACCGTACCGGATGGGTAATTCAATGATCGGCAAGATCAGAGGCCTCATTGCCGGGTATCAAAATCCAAACAGTATGATCGGATAGCAGATGCCAGCGCCGATTACAACCTTACGAGCTACGGTAGCCGCCGCTTTGGCTAACCCTAACTCTTGGAACACTTTTGCTTTTCCTCCGCCAACAATCACGGCTAACTCTGTAATCGTGGCCCCGGCGGATAATTACATTACGCCGAGCAACAATACATACGCGACTATTGCGCCGCTTGCTAACCTGAAAATTATTATGACGGTGCCTCTGTTCGATAACCAGGGGAACCTGAACGGCATAGAGACCTTAGCCGTTGCCGTGTTTAATAAATTAGCCTCATCAAATATCGTTATGAATATTGGCAGTATGTCCGCACCATCCGTACTTGAAGTACAAAGTGGAACGTTGCTAACTGCTGATTTTAATATCTCAATTCTCACGAGCTGGAGCTGACAAATGCCATATACAGAGGATGACCTAAAGTTTTTGCGAAAGATTGGGCAGATCGTAGACGAGCCTGCTCCAGTCAAAGTAGCAAAAGTAAAGTCCGAACCAACACCAACACCAACAACCGAAAGCGAGGAATAGGCGATGGCCGTATTCTTATCAAATGGAGTGGTCGTAACCCTTAACTCGGTAGACCTTTCCGATCACGTAACAAGCGCAACAATTAACCGCGTGTTCGAAGAGCTAGAAATTACAGCAATGGGCGATTCTTCCAGACGTTTTACTAAGGGACTGGAAACCTCAACGATAACTCTGGATTTTCTGAACGATACAGCAGCCAGTGAAGTCCTACAGACTTTGCAGGGAGCGTGGGGTACGACTGTACCTATCACACTCAAGCAGACAAGCGCAGCTATTTCGGCAACGAATCCGGAATATCAGACTACGATTCTGGTGAACAATACGACAGACATTAATGGAGCCGTCGGGGACATCAGTACCCAGTCGATCACTTTTACCTGCAACTCACCAATCGTTGTAGACACAACCGTATAACCAATTAGAAAAGGGGCATCAAATGGCACGACTCAAAATAACAAGGGCTACCGGTGAGGTATCTGAACATCAGATAACTCCACGAATTGAGTACGCCTTTGAACTCTATGCAAAGAAGGGCTTTCATAAAGCCTTTCGAGATGACGAGAAGCAATCGGACGTCTACTGGCTTGCTCACGAGTGCTTACGCACATCCGGCGAAACAGTAAAACCGTTTGGGGCAGACTTTTTAGATACCTTGGCTAAGGTCGAGGTACTAGACGATCTACCTTTAGCCTAGGGCGCGGCTCTCTAACTTACCTGGTAGCACAGCTATCAATACGGTTAGGGGTCGCGCCTCAGGCGATACTCGATCTAGATACAGAGATGTTCAGGATGTTAGTAAAGGTATTAAACGAACAGGCAGAGGAGGCTAAAAATGCCAACAATAGAAATCCGCGGAAACGTTGATTTACGCAAAGCCATACGTTCGTTTGCTCCTGATCTCGAAAAGCAACTCCGTAAAGATTTAGCTGATGCGATGAAGCCAGTAGTAGCCAAAGCTCGCGGCTTTGCCCCAGCAGAGGCGCCTATGAGTAATTGGGCACCACGTTCTTTCAGCGAGGCTAAATTTCCATTTTATAGCGTAAATACCGTTCGTTCGGGTATTACCTATGCAACGTCTCCCGGCCGTGTTAATGATTACGGGTTTAGCTCTATGGCCAAGATTCTTAATAAATCTGCCGCTGGTGCTATCTATGAAACCGCTGGCCGTAACGGTCCACAACCTTGGGTAGGTCCTAAGGCTGGAGGAGCTAGTAACAAAGTAAGCCGGTCGGTAAACCCGGGTGCTGGCGCTACCTTTATCGAAAACTTACCGGAACTAACGAGCAGCCTAAAAGGTCGCGGACGTTTGATCTTTAAAGCCTGGGCACAAAATCAAGGCAAAGCTGAAGGCGCTGCGCTAAAGGCTATTGATAAAACTACTACCGCATTTAACGCTCGAGTGGCCGCTGGGCCTTTAAGTAAGGCTGCATAATGGTACTTCCTGTAATTAATATTGGGTCGAAGTTAGACGGCAAAGGATTCAAGCAAGCCGAAACAGCTGCGGACAAATTAGGCAAAAGCGTAAAAACACTTGCGAAAACTTTTGGTGCAACTTTTAGCGCAATGGCCTTAGCGCAATATAGTAAAAACGCCATTAAAGCTTTTGCCAATCAACAGTTAGAGGTAGCGCAATTAACTACCGCCGTACGTAATCTTGGTCTAGCCTTTGCCACTCCTGAAATTGATAGATACATAGACAAGATAGAAGCTGCCACGGGTGTCAATCGAGACCTATTACAGCCGGCTATGTTGAAATTGCTACAAGTAACAGGGTCAGTATCTAAGAGCCAAGAACTACTTAACCTTGCTATGGATGTATCGGCCGGCACTGGTGAAGATTTAGCAAGCACCAGCGAAAAGCTGAGCCAGGCGTATGTAGGCAATTTCAAAGGATTACGTTCTCTAAACCTAGGACTTACGCAAGCCGAATTGGCCTCTGCGGATTTCGAGATAGTACAAAAACGCTTACAGGTTTTATTCGCCGGACAGGCAAAAGTAGCTGCTGATAGTTACGTAGGCTCGATGAATAAATTGGCAATAGCCTCCGAGAACGCCAGCGAGAAAATCGGTAAATCTTTGCTTGGTGCTATTACAGCGCTATCAGGCGGCGAGACGATTGACGATACGATCAGTAAGATTGATAAACTCAGTAGCGCCGTCTCTGGCCTTATTGATGTAACTATTGGACTTAAGGCTGGCGAGTACCTACAACAATTTTACGCATTAAAAAATGGTCAAATCGCCGGAGGGTTTGGTAATCGTTCCCTATCGGCTGGCAATCAAGATACACAAAAAGCCGATGCAAAGGCACGGGCCAAGGCTGAAGCCGATGCGGCTAGACGTGCTAAAGAACTTTTAGCCTTACAAAGAAAATCTGCCATAGCCGAAAAGAATAAGATAGCACTATCCAAGGCTGCCGCCGTTTTTGACACTACCCGAATTTCATTAGCGGCAGCTCTTAAAGCTACTTATGACAAAGAGACCCGTTTACGCCTTGAGGCCTTACAGGCTATTGAAGAAGATAATGGAGATTTAGCGCTTAAGAAAATAGGCGAAATTGCTGCATTACAAAAGAATAATGATCTGGCCAAATTAGCCGGCATCAAGGAGATCAGCGATGCCACGCTTCTAGCAATTAATACCCAGTTACTTAACGAACTATCTGCCATTGATAAATCAAAGATGGCCGAAGCCGATAAAGAACTTCTACGCGAGGAAGCGTTTAAGAAGTACAACGCTGCCATTACCGCAGCCGGTGAATTAGCCGCAAAAGAGCAATACAGCGAGCGCGTACAAATCCAACTAACCGAAATCGCTCGCCTTGCTTCTATGAGCAATACAACAAGTGCTTTAAAGACTGAGGTGCTACTACGCGAATCAGCCGAATTATCAATGATTGGCCGAGTAGCCAAGGCGCAAGCTGAAGCCGATGCGGCACGTCTAAAAGCATTACAAGAATATCTAGCCCTGTTAAATAAAGGAGGCGCTGGTGGAGGTGGTGGAGGTGGTGGTGACGGTGGAGGCAATAGAGGCGGCGGTGGTCCGGGCTCTGTCACGCCAGCTTCGACTCAGCTAGCAACCCTTACGGAATTGCGTAAAGCGACTACCGTGGGTACGGGCATTAATTTCTTACTTAAAGAGCAGATCGACGAGCTAACTTCCAATACGACTACGGCCTCTATTCTGAATCAAAGCGACGAACGTACGCGCCTCACTCAAATGGGGTTATTCGACAAAGCCGCAATCGGTACGAACTTTAATCCTGGGTCTTTTAGAATGGCTGAAAATAAAATAGATATCACGATCAACGCCGGATATGGCACAGATCCCGAAGCCTTGGCTAGGACTTTTGAAGATATCCTAAATCAATCAACATACAGAGGAACTGCGGTTAATCGCGGCTCAGGAAATTACACAGAAGCGTGAGCGCCTGGTTACCCGAATGGCGTATCACCGTGGGCACCACGGTTTATACCAATGTCCTGAGCGTGAATATGGCCACTGGTCGCGATGATATCGATCTGCAATGTAATGCCGGCTATGCTCGTATGGAAATCGTAAACATAGATAACACAGCCTTTGATATTGACGTTACCGATGTTTTGACTTTAGAGCTAAAGAACAGCTCTGGTACATATGTTCCCGTATTCGGTGGCACCGTATCGGACTTTGGCATATCCGTACGCTCGCCTGAGGAAGTCGGTTTTATAACAATCGGTAACATTTTGGCAGTAGGTTCTCTCGCTAAATTGACCAAGGCGCTGTTCCCGGATGCCCTGCCAAAAACCGAGGATGGAAATCAAATCTTCGACATTCTAAACGAGCTATTAATTAACTCCTGGTTCGAGGTAGCACCGGCGCTACAATGGCAGGATTACGACCCTACGACCACGTGGGCCAATGCCGAGAACGTAGGCTTGGGCGAAATTGATCAGCCAGGCCTTTATGAAATGATCTCACGATCAGCCGATCCGTTTAGCAGCTACAACCTATGCGCTCAGATCGCTCAAAGTGCCTTAGGTAATATCTATGAGGACAAGGCTGGGCGCGTATGTTATGCCGATGCCGATCACCGTACGGCCTATCTATCGGCGAATGGCTATACGACCATATCGGCCAATTACGCTATCCCGTCCAGCGTTAAGTCAATATTACAAATAGGCAAGATCCGTAACTCGCTCGTATTTAACTACGGTAATAATTACAATAATCAGGCCACGGCGTTAGATGCCGCCTCTATCGCTAATTACGGACGGTACCAGCGCAGCGTTAGCTCTAACCTCCATAACCTAAGCGACGTAAACGACGTTATGGATCGTGAATTAGGCCTCCGGGCTATCCCACGTGACCAGCTACAGGCCATTACTTTTAGACTGGATAACTCGGAGCTACCCGATGCCGAGCGTAATAAGCTGATTAACGTATTCTTTGGTGAACCTATCGTTATTAACGACCTTCCGATTAATATGTTTAACGGGTCCTTTAATGGATTCCTGGAGGGCTTTGCCATCAGGGCTACGCCTCAATTCGTAGACATAACGCTCACGCTGAGCCCTACAGATTTCTCACTGGTTGCGCCACAGTGGGATACGGTTAGCCCGTCTAACCTGGTTTGGACAGGTGTAAACGCTACACTTATCTGGGAAGACGCTTTTGGAGGTTTGACATAATGGCAACGGTTACCCCGAACTTTAACTGGCCCGTTCCAACTTCGACCGATCTGGTCAAAGACGGAGCTACGGCTATCGAGGCATTAGGAGATTCTATTGATGCCTCGCTGGTCGATCTTAAGGGCGGCACCAGCGGACAGGTATTAAGCAAGAACTCGAATACGGATATGGACTTTGTTTGGGTTACCTCAGACGATGCTAACGCTATCCAGAATACGATCGTCGATGCAAAGGGCGATTTAATTACAGCTACAGCGGCCGATACCCCGGCACGTTTAGCGGTGGGGGCTAACGGCGAGACACTCGTATCAGATAGTTCCACTTCAACAGGCTTGCGCTACACCGCTGGAACAGTCCAAGGCAATCCGATTATCAATTCAGCGATGCAGGTGTGGCAGCGTGGTACATCTATTGCGTATTCAAGCGGTAATCCTTACACCGCAGATAGATACACAGTTGCGCCAAGTGGTGCAGCAATAACCATTTCTCGTCAAGCAACAGGCGATACAACAAACCTTCCTTTTATTCAGTATTGCGCTCGAATACAACGCACCGCTGGAAATACTGTTGCTGGAAATAATTTCTTTATTCAAACATTAGAAACAGCAAACTCAATTCCTTATGCTGGAAAGACAGTCACATTTTCCTTTTATGCTCGAAAAGGCGCAAATTATTCTGCAAGTAGTTCTATCCTTTCAGGTGCATTATTGTCAGGTACAGGAACAGACCAATCTATTGCAACAGGTTTAACTGGAAGCACAGATATAATCGTTATCGGTGCTGCTTTGACAACCACTTGGCAACGTTTTACGGGTACTGGAACTATTCCAGCAAATGCAACGCAAATTGGATTTTATACGGTGGCAAACTTTACTGGTACGGCTGGAGCGGCAGACTTGTACGAAGTGACTGGTTTCCAAATTGATATGGGCAGCGTAGCGTTACCTTTCAGAACCTATGCAGCAACAATCCAAGGAGAATTAGCCGCTTGTCAGAGATACTATTTTAGAAATGTTGCCGATATTACTTTTGCTCGTTTTGCTCCTGGTAGTGCAGCAAGTACCACATCAGCAACAGTTTTACTGGCACCACCAGTCCCAATGAGAGTCACACCTACATCGTTAGATTCTTCTACTTTAGCATTGAGCGATTTTGTTAATGCAATAAGTGTAGCAACCGCAGTAACTTTAAGCAGTCAAGCAAACAAAACAGGAGTTTTAATAGACATTACTGTAGCAAGTGGTTTAACTCAGTATAGACCTTATTATCTAACTGCAAACAGCAGCACAACTGCCTATATCGGCGCATCAGCGGAGTTATAAAATGGACAATGTATCTTTCATAGATGTTTTACAGGTAGATGGCAAAACTTTGACTTTTGCCATTATTGACAGAGGCAATGAGGAATATACCTCAATGCTCAAATCAACTTATGACGCACAACAAGCGGAACAATCCACACCGAGCGTTACAAGTGGAGACTAGTTATAACGGCTATCCGGCATCAAAAGATCCGGAAGCAATTAAAATAAAGTCCTATCCTGTAAAGGGTACGGATCGTAAGCTAAGGTGTGCCGAAAGTGTTGGGCCTCTTTTGGCCGCCTTTGCTGCGGAGTTTCACGAGCTGATCGAGCCGATCGATGAGGGTACGTTTGACGAC